CCGTTTCTTCCCACTCATTGCCGTGGTCAATGGCAATACTTGAGACGCTGTCTGACGATTGTCCTGTGACGATTTCCATGACTTTGGAAAGGATGTAATTCTCAGCGGTCTTTGACCATTCGCCAGCTTCCTGTGCGGCTTTGGTTTTAGGTTGCGTGAATAAGTCACCGAGCCTTGAGCCTGTGAACTTACCGAGCCTTGCAACGTCCCAAGCGGTGTTTTGTTTGATACTCTCGAAGAGTTCTTTCGTGTAGTTATTCATTGTTGCGGTTATTAAGGAGTCCAAATATATGCTGTTTTTGTTGTTCGCTGACAAGTTCACCGAGTTGCTCAATGCCTTGTCTGATTTCAAATTCATCCACACCGAGTCGAATATCATTCTCGATTTTCTTCATTGTGCTTTCAGGTAACTGTAATTTGAACGGTCTGTAATCGTCAACAATCTTGCGATTCATATCGCGTCCGAATATCTTACCAAGTGATTGCGCTGCATTCTTCAGGCATTCGGCTTTTAGTTTTGGGAAAGCCATGTCAAGTGCATTCGGTTTCTTGTTCTCAGGATTCAGCGCCCACTTATTTCGTTCCGCGCCCGAAATTCCTTCAGGTGCTTTGTCAACCATGATAACAACTGAAGCTGCTCCAGTGCGTTCAATAACTTCATTCGTGACTGGGTGATGCACTCGGAGGGTTAAAGAGCCTTGCACTTCGTTACCGATTGCGGACCATGTAAAGTTGGTCGTTGACCAGCGTCCGAAGTAAAGCTCATCCAGTGTCATTTCAATGTGAGAAATCGTCACCGTGTGCGCTCGGTTGTCGGGAGTTGGTGCAATTGATTCGCGAGCTGGTTCGCGGTTTAGGTGCTTCATAAATTTCTGAAGCGAGTCCATGAGATTAGTTTCCATTGAGTTTGTGGTTTAGAATTTTAATAAATAGGTCGTAATTGTGTTTGCCGTATTGATCTCTTAGGACTATGGCAACGGCTTCAGCCAAAGTAATTACATCGGTTTCTTCAGAAATGAATGGTTCGATGCGGTCGTAAATTTGTTTTGCTGTCATGTTATTAGGATAATTGGGTTTCTGAATTGAACATCATTACATCGGTAGCTTCACGAACTGCCTGCCTTGCGATTAAGCGTAGCAGCCTGCGAAATTCATCCTTTGTACCATTTGTGAGTTGCACGTTGGTCTGCAATTTGAGATACGCATCAATGCGATCTTCAACACCTTTGAAGTTTTTCATTTGCAATAAGGGCATTTTTCGCGGTCACATTCAACAATAACTGAATCAATGTCACTGCATAGGTCTTGAACCTGCGCAGCGTAATCGCGAATGAAACGCTCAAGCACCAGCTCAACGTCTTTGGCGGTGCGTGCGTCACGATACTTTAAGGTTTCTGCCACCGCTTCTTTGAATGCAGCGGTTAGGTACTTTGTCATGTTGTCAAGGTCGTTACCGAGTTGCTTGTACATGAAAGCCGAATCGATTAGTGAGCGGTTTTCGAGTTGGTCTGCTGATGAGCAAACACATTGCTCGTCGTTGTGTGGGCTTGATAAATCCATTGTTTGTTTGTTTTATTGGTTACGGCAGCAAATGTATGCACACTATTTTCCAATGTGCAAACTTTTTTCATAATTTTTTTATTTGTCTTGAAAATCAGGCAGTTACACGTATGAATATTTGCCGTAATTGGGCGAAAGTTCGAAATACATGCGCATCATGATAGCATCAGCGTAGTCAGGTGACACACCGTGCATGGCTTTGATTTCGTCCTTTCCTGTCACAGCTAACTTTCCATCGGCTTCAGGGCGTTTGCGTCTAATCATGTCAAGCTCCTTTGTGATGAGGTCGCGTTTTGCGACTGGAAGAATGACTTTGCCTTGCTCAATAAGTTCTGCTAACTTGTAATAACATTCGGCTTTTTGATTTGTGAACTTGTCAGGTTGCCTTGCTTTTGAGCCATTGAGAAATCCGCGACACTTCAGCATATCCACTGCTCCACCGCCCACGCCATCCTCATCCACAATGACATTCGAAAGCTTGACGTTGTGTTTATTGATTGCGTTCCGAATGGTTGCAACCACGTTTGTAATTGGTTCTTTGCGCAATTCGTGAATCTCAAAGAGTTGAAGTCCTTTCCATACGCAAATGATAGTCCTGTCCTTTCCAAGTCGTGCGATGTCGGCACTGATAAACATTTCACCCGTTCCAAGTTCGTCACGAAAGCAACGGAGCAAGTCATCGTATTTGAATAGCCAGTCGATACTTTCATCGAAATCCCAATCACCATGTAGCAATCTTTTGCGGTCGGCTTCAGGAAGTGACGCGAGGGTTTCAAGATAACTTTCAGGCAGGTGTGGATTGTCACCGGGTAAGGCTTGAACAAATGCGTAACGGTCAGGCAGTAATTGATTGCGCCACGGGTCGTAAAACTCATTGTAAAGCCAACCTTTCGACGGATTGCATGTGAGTAATGCTTTCGGTTTGATGTTAAATTCACGGAGCTTAAAACGAACACGAGAGCGCAACACGTCAACGGCTTTCTTTGTGACTTGCGAAACTTCGTCCACGTAAAAGTCAGTAAGCTCCAAGCCACCTAAACTATCAAACACTGGATCACTCGGATACTGAAATAAATCCTTCAGAATGATTTCGGACTTATTAAAAAAAGTAATAACGTTGGTTGAGCCATTCAATTCATAATCGCGCCCGGCACGCATATTCATCATGCCTGCGACTTCAAAGAAAGTTTTTACTGTGGTTTTCTTTAAGGTGTCGAGTTTACTTCTGCCTATTAAACCGCGAGAGCCTGCATAATGCAAGCGTCTCATGATTTGCCATGCGCACCCGGTGAATGATTTAGAACCGCCAGCTGCGCCACCGTATAGTACTATCTCACAAGGCGAATCGGTAGCAAGTGCCTTGAAGCATTCAATTTGTTTGGGCAGGTATTCAATACGCATGAATGCGATTTTTATCGCGTATGGCTTTCACTTCTGCGTAGCCTTCTTCCATTTTCTCAATCTCTTTCACCACGTTATCGAAGCGTTTCATTTCAATACACATTTCTTTTATCACTGTCAAATTCTGCCGAAGCACTGCATCAAAGCAATATCCGTTGACAATTTTACGATACGAATGAATAATGGTTGAATGGTCCTTTCGTGGCACGAAATAGCTGCCAATAAGCGCAAGTGGGCAAAGGTGCAGCATTGATTTGAATTGACTGCGTAAAAGGAAAATCAAAAGCGAGCGTGCATAAACAATTTTCTGATGCCTTGTGACGCTGGTCAAGATGTGATTGCAGCCTGTGATACTTGCGACCATGCCTTCGAATACATACGCGACTTTGTCCACGATGAAATCATCACCCACTATAGCCGCGACACGTTCACGACTGGATTGCAGTGACATGATGCGATGTGCTTCGTTCATGATTGCTTTGTAAACAAGGTCTTTTACTTGTTGGTCACTTGCAAGAGCTGCATTAGTGATTGTTTCAATTTCGCTTTGCGTCAATTTCAGCAAAACTTTGTCATCGGTGTTAAGAATTTTGTTCATGTTATTGTTATTTGGTTAATTACTTTGCACAATAGTAGAATGATTTTGAACAAATCAAAATAAAAGTGGACGATTGCCTTGAGTATGCGGTTGCTGAACACCTTCCGACATGGATCAAGTTCGCATCGACATTAACGAGGAACACCACTAACGCGAAAGATTTAGTCAGCGAAACGCTTTTGAAGATACTTGAGAACCAAAGAGACAAAGCTGAGGAACTGGCTTGCGAGGATAAACTAATTTCATACGTGAACCGGGCAATTTACTTAATGGCTATTGATGACAGCTCACGGTTTGGCATGAAGTACATGCAGTTCGCGCAAAAGTGGAATGAGAATGACAATGCTTTTGACATTGAACCCGACGAACCGTGGCTGGGTAGCAGGCTCGATAACGAATTTCTCGATGCTTACATTCAACTGATGCCTGAACGCGAAGCCATACTTTTGCGGTTGTATATGCTTGACGAATTTGATTACAAGGATTTGAGCGACAAAACCAACATACCGATTAAACGTCTTTACAAATACATTCAAAACGCACTTAAAAAACTACGCACCGATGTTCACCGTACCACCAGCCATTAGAGATCACCGAATTAAGACATGTCAGGAATGCAAATACTATCGTAAAACTACCATGAGTTGTGGAACTTTGATAGTTGGCGAAAGCGTTCCTGAAGAAAACGAATTTAACTATCGCAGGAAGAAAGTCAGGTTGTGCGGTTGCGTGATGCCTGTCAAGACTAAATTGATGTTCGCAAAATGTCCATTGGGAAAGTGGGATTCATTCAGGCTATCAAAGGAAGAAATTGAGGAACTGAAGACATTCGTGGGCGGTTTGCCGTTATCTACATTGAGCCGTGAGCAAGTGAAAAAACTATATGAATTGAAATCAAAGCTGACAGGTCGCAGGGAGCAGCCATCGACTTGTGGAAGTTGTGTCAACTCACTTATTAAGGAATTTAAGAAACAATTAGAACAATTATAAATGCCAATACCAACACGAAAAGAGGGTGAAAAGCCTGAGGAATTTATCGGTCGATGTATGTCCGATGACATCATGATTAAAGAATACAGCGAACCAGCACAGCGATACGCGGTTTGCAGTGCGCAACTTAAATCCTTGAACACGTCTGAAGGGGAGGAATAACTATTTTTTATTGAGCAAAATGGCACCACGAGACGCAAATGGAAGATTGATGAAAGGACATTCGGGATTGAAACCGAAAGGGGCGATACATGAAAAAACTGAAATGTGGCATCAAGCTCGGTGAGTTCATCGTAACTGAAGGTGCGCACCGTGCAATGGCAGTTTTGATGGAAATGGAAAATGAAGAGTTTCTAAAAAACTACATGGCAATGCTCGAATACTTCAAACCAAAGCAAGCGCGAAACGTACACGCAAGTGATAGTAATAGTCCAGTGATTGTACAAATACATGGCAACATATGAAGACCTACACAGTACCGACTTCAGTTGAAGGCATTACGCTAAAACAATACGTTCAATTCTACACCGCGAAAACGGATATTGAGAAGGTTGCGGCTGCAATCGGAAAGCCAGTGAGCGAGTGTGAGCAA